TTTTCTCTTTTAGAATGTCCAGTGTTTTAAAGTCATTAGCCATTTCTTGGCTATCGTAACAATTTTCTAATGTTACTTGATTTGTATTTTGTTCAATCAATGACCTAAGCAAATTAAGTTCTTTATCAGTTAGTGCAAGAATTGCTTGTTTATATTTTTCTTTTTTATTAACAAAAAACTTTTTTATAAATTTTAAACAAAACAAAATAAAATTGAGAAAATGTGATGTTAAAGCAGTGGTTGTGATGAAAGATACAATTATTGCCAAATCAAACAACCACACAGAATAATCTATATTCAGATGAGATAATGTGGCTATGTAAGCCACCAAGTTTATAAATAATGCCATGCAATTCCTTACTGTTAATCTGTCAAAATATGCTATAATAGATGTGATAATTTCAGTAAAATTCTTTGAATCAATCATTTTAAAACCCTTGTGTTGTTTTAGTTCTGCAAAACCATGATACCACAGGGGTTTTGGCATGTTTTAGGGATGGGCGGAGTTTCCCCCGCCCGGGTTTGTTTACCAAATATAAAATGGTCTATTCAATTTTCAAAGAGCGATTGTAAATTTTGCATTACAAATAGACCCTTTATAGGAGTCTTTTTGTTGTGTTTTTGGTAAGATATTCTTACGGAATTAAATAAGGGGAGAGACGTTTAAGCGATTCTCTCCTTGTTTTGTTCTAACCATAGATTGAGAGCCTCAACAATTATATTGCTCCGGTTTTTGCCGTAGGCAACATAAGAGTTGATAGTTTCTAATAAATCTTTTGGAATAGTAAACGATATTGTTTCCATATAATTTCCTTTCGATATTGAAACAATATCATGTTGTGTATAAAAAATCAACAACTTTTGTTTAAAATTTACACAGGAGCAGATCAGAAGAGCAATAAAACCATGAGTATAGTTAAAGATTTGGCTATTTTACAATACTTAACAGATACGCTAATTACACAAAAAGGTGTAAGTGCTGCTCTTAATTTTACAACGGGTGCTATTAACAATAGAATTATTCGTGGTGGCAACTTCAAACCAGAAGAAAAAAAAGAATTAGAAAACTTTTACGGAATTTCTTTTGCGGATTTTAAAGAATCTACCCCTAACACCTACGAACGCCAAAATGACGAAACAGTCTATGAGCGTTTATCTCAATTCGGCAAAAGGCTTCAAGAAATTCAAGACAAGCACAACTTTTTAAACCGAGAGATGGCACAGCTTTTAAAAATCAGCGAGCGCCAATATGCTCAACTTAAAGTCGGCAAGATGGAGCCGACAATTAGCATTCTCAATGAGCTCAAAAGAAACTTTGTTGTTGACATTGACCGATTGATGTATGGGGAATGATGTATCGCTGGATTGGCTGGTTAAAGGGAAATAATAGATATCAAGGATAGAGCTCGTGGTTTTTATCAAACCACAAAAATTTAAAATTATGTCTATCCTTAAATCCAAAAATTCTATGCGCAGTATTTTGACCAAAAGGCTTTATGTAATAGATGTCTATATCAGCTGTCAAAGTATTAGGTATGGCAACAGCCAATCCATTTTTGTCTACTTTGTGCCAATGCAAAATATTTTTTAATTTTATATCTTTCCAAGTTTGGCTTTCAAATATTTTGAACTTGGATATTAATTTTTTTATATCTTTGCTACGCCATTCTGATAAGCAATAGTTATCTTGGGCAAATTCAAAGGAAAAAGCAGGACAAAGCTCATCATATGGGACATTATCAAATTCCACTTTAGGTTTTTTAATATTGGAACTTTGCGTTAATTTAGGTCGTTTTATTTTGCTTTTTTTAGACATGATGTTATGCAATTTGGGTTTTAAAGAAATCTAAAATATCTTTAATTGAGATTACCTCATTTAATTCAAAATCCTTCCACGGACCTTCTTCATGAGTCATCTCTCTTAACTTCCAAGCTGAAAATTGCCCATATACACTATATACATCATCAAGAATATCTATCAATTCCTCATTGCTTGTAATTGACGCAAAAGAATACGAATCTTCTGGTTTAATACAATTAGCTCCATATTTTCTGTAAGCATCATATAATTCTATAACAACTGGGCCGTGTTGCCAGGCTACAATATTTTCATTAAATAATTTTTTATTTGTAAAAGCAAGAACAAAACCCTGTGCATAATACACAAGTTTTTGTATTTTCAAATTTGAGATACAATCTCCAGCTTCAGTATCGACTTTTGATAAAAAGTATTCTGCTACATCTTTTACAGGAATATTATAACTTTGCATAATCAAACCTCGCTTTTTTCATTATAAATAAAACTTTACATAAAGAAAGTTTGTTACTTAAATATACATTATATGGAGTATTGGGTTATATTTCTATTTTAACAAACTAAATAAAACTATTAAAGCTATTTAAAAATTTATTTTTACAAATAAAACAAATATGTGTATAAAACCTATGAGGCTACTATATCATAAAAAATGTACCCAAATGGGTACATTTTATGTGTTATAATATTCTATTTTTCCAACTTTCCATTCTTTGTATCAATCTTCACATTGTGAATCTCTTCAAGACTCCTTGAGAGATTAAAATACCTGAAATGAATTTTGTCTCTGTTGGTGTTAATTTCCGTTAGTAATTCTTTTTTTGCTTTGACATTATAGTTGTAAACCTTTTTAATCTCTTTTTCTGTGCGCACTTGGCCATAACAAACTAAAATACATAAAATAACAATGGCTGCAAACACCCTGTTAACTTCGCTGCATAAAAACTCCTGGACTTCGGTCAATAACAACCCAATACTATTTTTCATAACTTCCCTTTCTTTTGTAAACCCGACACTACCTCATTATGCTTGCGCAGCCTGTAAAAGAAAACCATTAATTAGGCGTTTTAGTTCTCTTTATAAATTTGTATCATGATTGGTTCGATCAGCTTTTAAACTATACTGCATAGGTGGCAAGTTTAATAAAACTTCATGAAGTAAAGTAAAAAAAACAACATTTTATATCGATACGTCATAAACTAATGCTATAATAACAATAGCCCGGTAAAAAATGGGGCAGTCTTAAATATCCTGAAATAACGGCGGCTGTCAGTAGAGGTTTTTACAATACGGGGTAGGATAGGAGCGTCCTTTTGCTGGTACTGAACAATGAACTGTACGAGCCTGATTGTGTATATAAATTAGGTTCTAAATGGCTTGAATTTGCGTATTGCGGCATAAACAAAACACCTGTTGCAAGGATATTTCACAAAACAAAGACAATGTTTAAGACTTCGTGTTTTATCGGTGCACGTGCAAAAACTGAAAAAGAGCGTTTTATCAGAAGAATTGAACACAAAAAGAACAATACAAAACAAGGCTCTTTCTCAAATCAAAACGTTTTTTACGGAGATTTTCTTAAAACACGCAAAAAAGATAGTAAAGGTAACCCGATTTACGAACAAACACGTAAAAACTTCAACGGACAATACGAAATCCTAAATACAATACATACAAACTACTCAACTATGTAGATGCAGTTATGCAGGGTGAACATCCCTCATTTCGTCATATTATTCACCCTGTTTTTTTTAGATTATGGAAAAATTAGCAATACTGGGCGATTTTACAAGGATATGAGGAGATTCAGGGCAGTATGTTAATGTATAATTAGGCAAGTTTTGAAATAATATAATTTACAAAAGCACTGCAAGATACCAGCATAAACTTTGCATCTGCTTGGTCAACTTTAGATTCATCCAACAATGAATGCCTGAGCCCGCCTTCTGAATTGGTATAAAAATAAATTTTTTCTAACCCGGCTTTTAATTGAGGATTTAGTACAAGACCTTTGCTTTCAAGTTTTTTTAGAGATTTATCAAGAGTGCTCTCTCCTGTGAATTTTCGACATAAAGCTTCAACAGCGGATATAGATTCTTTTATGGAATTTCTGTAATCAGGATTTTCTCTATCAGACAAATGAGAAAGAGCTTTAGTTATATGAGATTTTACGGCAATATCATTATTAGAAGCCGCAGCTTTTTCAATTTCCTTTATTTCACACTCCGCAGTTATTTCTACAATATTAGAATCAACTAATCTGTATGCACAATTTTCTTTCTCCAGAATTTCATTTATTTTATTTTTAATACTTTTATACCCAAAATATCTGTAAAATTCTTCAATCAGATCATAAACCTTGTACCATTCATAATATACAAAGATATTTTTTAGAAATGAGTAGTCTGGGTGTGTATTTAAACTCAAACCTGTTCCTGTTTTGTAGCAAGGAAATTCATCTATTCTGTTTTTTAAAAAATCAACCCATATATACTCTGCAAACCCAGGCAAACTCTGCACAACAGCCGGCGTAGTATTGCATATTTTCCAGAACATACTCCATAACAAATTTCTTGTTTCATTGTCTAATGATTGGACTTGAAACTCTTTGATTTTTTCATACCCATATCTTTTTGAAAATGTATTCATGCCAAAACCTTTGATTTAAGACCTTATAAGTATAATATCATGATAATAAACAATTAAAATCTATGACAGGAAGACCTAAAAAATTTAAAACAGTTAAAGCGCTTCAAAAACTTATTGATGCATATTTTGATGACTGTGAAGCAAACAAAAAACATGTAACCCTTACAGGGCTTGCGCTGTGGCTTGATACCACACGTGAAACGCTTATGGATTATCAAAAGAATGATGAATATTCTGACACGATAAAAAGAGCAAAATTAAGAATTGAAAACGCTTATGAAATGCGGCTGATTGACAGAGGAAACGGTGGCGATATTTTTGCACTGAAACAGTTTGGTTGGTCGGACAAACATGAAGTAACAACTGCACCTGCGGAGAATACAAGAAAAGCCTACTTAGAAGCAATGGCAGGTATGAATGCCGATAAAATGGGAGAACAGCAAATACAGCCTTAAAGCCAGAGCATTTCTTGCGAAACAGCCTCAGGATTTTCCTTTGCTCACACTCTTAGACGGTGCTGTCAGGAGCGGAAAAACCTTAAACATAGTGCAAAAGATTCCGCAAATATTTGACTCAATCGGAAATGAAAACCTCAAGGTGTTTTCGGGTTATTCAAAAAGCACTGTGAGAAACAACGTGCTGATTGAACTTAAACCGTTCATTGAAAACTATCTCGGGGGAAATTTTAAGTATAACAGCGCATCGGGCGAACTGGACATCACACTGTTTGGCAAAGTATATAACTGTCTTGTGGTGGGGGGCGGAAAGTCTGACAGCTCGTCGGCAATTCAAGGCGGAACGTGGGATTTTTGGTATGCAAACGAGCTGCCGCAGCATCATTACAGCTTTTACAATATGGCGCTCAGCCGTCTGACACCGGCAAATGCAAGAGCCTTTGCGGACAGCAACCCCGAAAGCTCTAACCACTGGCTTTATCAGGAGAAAATCAAGCCTTATCTTGAGGGGAATCAAGATGTAAAAGATGTTTTTGAATACTGGCATTTTACAATGCACGACAATGCAAATTTGTCGGATGTTTTTATACGGAATCAGGAAAAACTTTATACAGGGGCATTTAAGGCTCGAAAAATAAACGGGCTGTGGATTGTCGCTGACGGGCTTGTATATGACACTTTCAAGGTTGAAAAACATACGCTGCCGCATTTAGAGATTCTGGAAAAAATCCAGAGCGGCGAGATTGTGGAGTTTTTCCTCGGCGTGGACTGGGGGTGGGTGCATCCTACGGCGGTTACACTTTTCGGTTTTTCAAAATACGGTGTGTATTATCAGATTGATGAGCTTTACGGTCCAAAGATAGAAGCGGACAGTGTAATAAACTGGATAGAGCAGAAACAAAACGAGTATCAGCGGTTTTTCAGCTTTACAAACTGCGATAACGCCAGACCCGAGCAAAACGATAAATTGCGAAACAGCCTCGGGCTTGTTGTTTATGAGGCAAAACCCAAAGTCGAGGACAGCATTGCACTTGTCAGAAGCGTTATAAACTATGACAGATTGATTGTGTCTGACAGGTGCGTTCATACATTGCAGGAGTATGCAACATACCGCTATCCCTCGGAAGATGAGAGGCTCAAATCGACAGTGCAGGCGGATTTACCAATAAAGCTAAACGATGACTGTATGGATTCATCAAGATATGCCCTGTTTAAGCACTTGACGACATACAATAATTTCGGAGCAGGCCTGCGGGCTTAAACAAAAGCAACAAATAGTGGGAAGGCCTGTGGCCCTAAACAAACACTTTAATTTAGAATAGTCAGCCGAGATGGGGTAGCCTTATAAAAATGTTGACGAATTTTGATACACGGGAAATTATAAAAAAACTAAAACAAGACTCCACAGAAACAAAGCGTTTTGTGGATTATAAAAGATACAGAGAACTGTACCGGTCGGAATTTGCGGCACCTTTTGCAAGCGTGCTTATGAAAATAAGAAAACGCTACCCCTTGCAGGATACAACCGCTCAAAGCCTCGTGGAAATTAACCTCTTTAAAGCTTTGACAGACTTTTTTAAATTCCTCACAACAAACAACGACTTTGAAATTGTTACAGATAAACAGGAGATATGGGACAAAATTTCCGAAGAAAACAATTTTATCTCTGTTTTAAAAGAGGTCTGTATCGACAACTCAAGGTTTGGCAACGGACTGTTTAAACTTGCGTTTGTTGATGATAAGGTGAAAATTTTTTCAGTCTGCCCCGATTGCTGGTTTCCTGTTTTTAATAACGGAAATCTGAACGACTTAGCCGGTCATATCCTTATCTATGACATAGAAAAAGACGCAAAAGCTTACAAACACATTGAAAAAATCCACAAAGGCTATATTGAAAACGAAGTGTGGATGGTTTCAAACGGTGAATTGTCAGCGCAGGTGGAAAATGTTCGGGACTTTGGACTTGTTGAGATTGATGATTTCTCGGACAAATGGGATGACTTTGTCCTGTTCCCTGTCAAAAACACGTCAGAAAGCGACTGTTATTATGGCGAAAGTGATTATAAGAGCTGCGAAAGCATTGTGGAAGAGATAATGCTCACAGTGAGCCAGAACTCAAAAATCATCAACCGCCACGCAAACCCGAAACTTGCAGGAAGCCTTGAAAACACGCAGCTTAACCCTGTTACCGGTGAAAGATATTTTCCCAACAGCGATTTTGTAAAAATCGGCTCTGACGGGCAAAAGCCAGAGTATATAACGGCTGATTTGCAATCGGAAGCGATAAAAGCACATATAAACACGCTTATGCAGTTTTTCTATATTCTGACAAAAACCCCTCCGCAGGCTTACGGAGTGGATTTGTCGGGTAATATGTCCGGTGAGAGCCTGCAAAAAATCTTTATGTCTGCTGTTGCAAAGGTTGAGGACATCAGGGCGGTTTCTCTTAATAACGCAATCAAAAAGCTTGTAAAATGCGCACTTGCATTTTCAGGAGCAAAAGATGCAGACGTGTCTGTTAACTGGGGAAATGCGATAAAGCTTGATTATACGGAAGTGGTCAAAACCTGCAACGACAGAGTACTTGCTGGCACTCAAAGCAAGCTGTCAGCGATAAAGCAGATGGATAAAGCTACAGACGAACAGGCAGAAGAAGAATTAAAACAGATTCAAGAAGAACAAAAAGCAGATGCAGCTGTGCCGATTGAAGACGTAATGATTGATGACTAATGAAATACGCAAAATTCAGTTAAAACAAAAAAAGTCGTTGCTAAAGATTTATAAAAAACGTCTTGAAGAAATAAAAAAATCAATATTAGAACTTGCAACCTCCGGCGGCAATACACTCAAGCTTGCTATTGAGAAGAAAAAACTGGAAAAACTTATCCAAAAACTCGAACAGGAATTTAAGGAATTTTCAGACGAAGCGATTGAAGAAAGTTACAGACAGGGAGCGCAAGACCAGAAAAAAAGAATCAGCGCACTCGGCATTGCTGTTATAGCTCTGGCTTCTATACAGATTGCAAGTATTGAAAATATTTATTATTCTCACCTTTTGAGAATAACAAAAGAAATAGCTGCGAAAGTAAAGTCTTATGTTCGCACGGATTTTTCAGACAAACATAAGGTTGTGCAGGCTTTAAATAATCTTTCACAAACCGGTATTCTTTCAAGTGAGGTTGATACTGAGCGCTGGCAATCGTTGATGAAACGATTGGAGCAAAATTTTAAGAACAAAGATATTTTTACAATCCCTTATTTTGATAAAAACGGAAATGTTGTAAGACGTGTAAAAGCCTCCACATATGCCGAAATGCTGGCTCGCACACTGTGCGCACAAACTTTCAGAAAAGCTGCAAAAGACAGCATACTTGAGCAGTTTGAAAATGAGGGAGATCTTGTAGAAATTTTGGGAGAATCAGTATATCCTGACAGCCCTTGCATACCTTATCAAGGGAAGGTGTTGAGCCTTACAGGCAGAACAAAAGGTTATACAACAGTAAAAGAAGCAGAAACAAACGGATTATTCCATCCGAATTGTATTCATAGTTTTGCTGTAACAGAAAAAGTAATTGATGCATATTCACAAAAGGATATCAGTTTAAAAGCATAATTATCAGAAAGGAGTTCTAATGTCAGGTACAGAGGAACAAAACTTAAACATTCAGCCTGGTGCTGAACAGGCAGGAAGTCAGTCAGGCACTGACAACAATGCACAAATAGAATCTTTGAAAGAGCAGATTTCAGAACTGCGAAAAGAGGCGGCAAAATACCGCACAAGCGCAAAAGGCAAAGAAACTGTCGAAGAACAGTTAAAGATTCTGCAAGAGGAATTTGCAAAAACAAAGAAAGAAAATCTTCTTGTAAAACGTCAGGCATTACTGGACAAAGCAGGCTGCATAAAGTCCGATCTTGTCGTCAATGTAATCCCCGAGGACTGTGAGGATGTGCAGGCATGGATTGACAATTACAAAAAAGAAAATGAAATTTTATTCAAAAAAGAAAGTACAAATCATGGGGGTAATTATAAACCCTCTAATACAAAGAATATGAATCCCGACGAGGTTATGAATATGTTCATACGCACCGCAGCGGGCAGAAGATAAGGAGATAAAATATGGCAGTAAATGCAGCAACTGATGCTAAAGCTATTTTGAGAACAAATGCAGAGGCATTGATACCTGTTGAAATATCAAACGAAATAATTAAAGAAGTACCGCAGGCATCCAAACTCTTGCCTTTAATGAAAAGATTACCAAATATGTCTGCTTCACAAAAAACTATTCCTATTACAAATGCACTGGCAAGTGCATACTTTTTGAACGGCGAAACAGATTCGAAAAAAACATCAAATGCCGAATGGAAAAAGTTAACTCTGACAGCGGAGGAATTGGCTGTTATTATCCCGATTCCCGAAGCTACACTTGCAGATTCAGCATTTAATATTTGGGGCGAAGTTAAACCTCAAATCGTTGAAGCATTAGGTATTGCGATTGACCAGGCTATTTTGTTCGGTACAAACAAACCTTCTTCATGGCCTGAGGCAATAGTTACACAGGCAGCAGCCAAAAGTCATTCTGTTGAAATCGGTACAGGAGTAGATGTAGCTTCTGATATCATCGGCGAAGAAGGTATTATGGCAAAAGTCGAAGCCGACGGATACAGAGTTACAGGCTTTATTGCCGATACAATTATGGAACCAAAGCTTAGAGATTTGAGAGATAAGAATAACAATCCTATCTATGTTCCTGCTCTAACTGATCAGGTGCCTGATTCACTTGTCGGCAGACGTATTGCATATGACAACACAAGCACTTTTGACACAGAAAAAGCATTGATGGTATGCGGCGATTTTTCAAAAGCTGTTTACTCAATTCGTCAGGATATTACATACAAAGTGTTAACAGAAGCCATCATTCAGAATACGGACGGCTCAATCGCCTACAACCTTGCTCAGCAGGATATGGTAGCATTGCGCTGTGTTATGAGACTTGGTGTACAGATTGCAATACCGGCAACAAGAAGAAAGGGTGTAAACGGTTACCCGTTTGCAGTTTTGACTCCGGAAAAAGCTTCAGCTTAATTATTATAAGGGCAGGTTGTTCAACAGTCTGCCCGGCTTTTTTAAGGTAAAACTATGATAAAAATTAATGAAAACAGCTATGTAACAGTTGAAGAAGCTGACGAGTATTTTGAAACTCGCCTGGGGGCTGATTCTTGGACTGAAATTGATGAGCAGCAAAAAGAAAAAGCCTTAATTACAGCCACAAAAAAAATAGACAGACTCCCTTTTATCGGATACAAAAAATCACCTTCACAGCCTTTGCAGTTTCCAAGGATGTATTACAATTCCTGCTCAGCTTGCGGCTTGCAAATTGCAGATATTCCGCAGCAGCTTAAAGATGCCGTGTACGAAGAGGCACTGACCACGCTGCAGTTTATTGAAAATAATTCACAGGAAGTCTACAACGGAGCAGTTGAGAGCAGTTATCAATCGTTAAAACTCGGTGATGCTTCGATAACCTACGGTTCTAAGTCTTCAACAAGCACCTCCAACAGCGGTCTTTTGTCTAAAAATGCAGGAGATTTACTGCAAGGATTGATTAAAGTAGGGTTTGATATTTCAAATCCGGTATTTTATGAGGTCTATTGATGTTTAAAGAGCCTTATGCAAAATTACTCAGACAAAAAAGCTATCGCGAAGCACTATTAAAAGAATTAAAAAAACTCGACAGAGAAGTCATTTCAGCCGGGATACATAAATCAGACGGAGCAAAGGTTGTCGGTTCTGATGGTGTGAAGCTTATTGATATTGCTGTTCAAAACCACTACGGAAACGAATGGATAATGCCTCGCACAGTTCGTTTTCAAAAAAACGGCAAGTGGTTTGCAATTAAAAAAGACACGCATATAAAAATCCCTGCGACTCGTTTTGTTTCAAGGCTCATTGAAAATCAGCAGGAGCGGGTCAGGCTTTTGGAAGAAGTTCAAGCAAACTTGCATATTCAGTTTAGTAATGCCAACAGATTCGGAGAAATCAAAATATCCGATACTGTAAAAAACATCGGGCAATACATGAAAAATCGCATAAAAAGCTACATTGATGACAGAGTCTTTGAAACAAACGCACCTATGACAGTTGAGGCAAAAGGATTTGACCAAAGACTAAAAGACAAAGGATTGTTGTATGAAAGCATTGACTGGCGCTCAAAAAAACAGAGAAAGCATTCATAAATGAGCAGAGCAAAGTTTTTGATAAAAAAAATGGGAGGGAAAATATACGATATTTTTTCCGAAACAATAACTATCGACCCGGATACCGGTGCAGACAATGTTAAATATTCCAAAACAGACTCTGTTCTTGCTTATATTCAACCGACAGGCTCGGGCGGCAGTGTAAAAGGCATTGTTTTGCAGGACAACCGAAGCGGCGACAGCAAAATTTCAGATTTTTTCATGTACCACGAAAAGATTCTGAAAGAACACGATAGAGTTTTTTACGGTAAATACTGGTATGAGATAAGGGCTATTGAGCCTTGGGAGTCTTCATTTATGAAATTTTACAAAAGCTATTTAGTGAAAGTTGACGGGCAAAAATGAAAATAGAAGAAGCAAAGAAAATAATTTATATTTTCTTTAAAAATCGTGTTTCTGCGGATTACCCGCAATACTTTGGGTTAACTGACAATGCTTCGGACAAGATTTTCTGGAGCAAAGTCAAGCAAAGTATGCCGCAAAAGCCTTACATAATGCTTTCGGAAGCTTCTGTGTCAAAGCTGTATAAGCGTTTTGAAACCTTTCACGAAAACGGTCAGGACTTTGTGCGCAAGGAGATGCGACTTCTTGTTACCTTCGGTGTTTATACTCTTAACAGCGACGGAAACCTTGTTGAAGCGGACAATCTGGCAACAGAGCTTGTTGAATACATACAGGATTTATTTACTGAGACACAAAATACCTTCGATACCTTATCAGCACAGGGGATTACGGTAAATGAGCTGGTGAGCTCGGATATAAGGGACTTGAGCCAATTTTCACAGACAAATCAGGAGTTTCGGAAAGAGATTGATATAGCGTTTGAATATGAGGACATTCAAACTTATACGCCTGAACTCGGTCAGGACCTGGATATGGAAATAAGCAATAAATAGCGGAAAGGGCTGTGCCCCTAGACATACAACAATGATAGTAAAACGTCCGCCAAGATAAGGACGCCTTATGAAAAATAAAGGAGAAAAAAATGAGTGTTTATGACAACTTAATCAGCATTTTGTTCAAACTGCCGGACGGCAGATCTTTGAACGAATACTACAAAAACGTTTTGCTGGTCGGCAAGATTACAGAGGACGACTTACAAACTGACGTGGAATTCCCGTCAGGGGGGGTGGGAAAGTATTCTTCTTATGACGAAGTTATTGCTGTATTCAAACCGACTTCACAGTTTGCTATCGAAGCAAATGCCGTTTTTAACCAAAAAAGCAATTCACAAACCACATCGCAGATTCAATATCTGATGATTGCAAAACAGGATGACTCAGGAGCCCTTGCTGATGCGCTCAACAGAGCAAAAGCATCAGACGGCAGATTTGCAAAGGTTGTTCCTGTTTCTCGTGTGGCAGCTGATTTAAAAGCGGTTGCTGACTGGTGCTTGACGAATAAAAGATTCTGCGACCTGCCTGTTACCGATGTTGACGACGTGGCTGAAATTGTCGCGGGCGGAAACGATTACGCTTACGGCGTGTTTTCAAAATCCGCAACAAACCCGATTGCTTCGGCTGTTGCTTCTACATCTACCTGCGGATATTTTGGAGGCAAAGACGGTTCTGCACAGTTTACACAGCTGACAGGGATATTGCCTGAGGTTTATACGGGTGAAGAAATCTCTGAAATGAACACAAACAATGTTGCTTATTACACAAACGTTTCACCCATAGACGGCGGGCAAACAGAGGGGTTCGGGTATAACTGGATCATAGGTTCGAGAATGCTCGGCGGTGAGTTGAGACAGAGACAGATGATCAAGGATTATATCGAAAAAGATATGGGGCTTATGGCTCTGGAATTCTTTAATCAAAAGCCCGTTTATGACGAGACCGGAAACAACTTGCTTTTGACAATGGCGCAAAAGCGTTTTAGAAGCTATCAGACTTACAATCTTGTAATTGAGACAAACAACGAGCAGACAGGGTTTGAACTAAAGGTTATTCCTATCAGAACAGGCGCTGACAGCATTATGAACACCGATGTTGAAGCTTATAACGCTAAAAAGTTTAAACTTCAAGGTTATTACTATGATGCTATTGTCGGGGAGAAGGTGGATTTCTTGTTCTACGTAGACCCGTCAGACGAACAAGTTGAACAGATTTTAGGGGAGGATGAATAATGGCAGTTTATGACGCTAAGAATATCCAGTTTGTCTGGAGAGGTTTAACGCTCACAGGAACAGGTGACGACCACGCTTATAACATTACACAGCAAAACGACAGCTTTACACCGTACAAAGGTGTGCAGGCCGAGGGATTGAACATTGTAAACAACCAAAGACAATGGCAGATCACAAGAACATTTAAAGCGGACAGTGTATCTTTACCGATTTTGATACAGGATAATCTCAATAATGTAGAAGATACATTAGTTGTTCGTGACTTGAATACAGGCATAACAGACACCTTTACTGACTGTGTTATCCTGAATATTTCAGGCGAGCAAGATTCAGGAACCCGCACAGTAACCTGGAATGCTTTGTACAGAAACGGTAAGTAATTTTTTGATATAATAAACTCAGGGTAAGACCACACTCCCGCCAACACACTCGATTACGGAGAAATCGGCTGGAAAGGGGGTGAGAATATGAAAAGGCAAATAATAAAAAGTGCCATCAAGGTACTGATAGCACTTTTAACTTTTATTTGTTGCTTTTTATAGGGTCGAAGTCAAGCTCCGAAGAAGTAGTGATTCTTTGGGGCTTGCCCCTATATGTTTATTATAACCTATTTTAAACAAAAAACAAGTGAGGTTATAATGATAGAATGCACGGTAAACGGACATAAATACACAACTGCTCCGTTATATTTTGAGGATTTTACAACACTGGGCTTTATGACAGAGGAAAAGGTTTATCCTTTTTTGACCTGTCTGACAGCGTGCATAGCAAACAATCTTTCCGATGCGGAACTTTTAAAGGCTCTTTACACCAGCTGCAAGGATATTTTTAACAGAGAAGATTTGAAGTTTATATCCAATCTTGTGTTGAATCGTGAACACATGACAATAGACGGCAAGAAACCTGATCAGGCAGCGTGGGAAAAACACTGGCAGGAGGTTGGATTTATGGATTACAGAGTTGTTGTATTCCATTTTATGAGGCAAAACCTCGGAAATTTTTCGAGTTTGTCCGCTCTGTTACCGGACGGATGGACGGACAAAATGAAACAGCAAATAGAAAAGAAATTATCAACTCTGTTTACAAACTTAAGCGAACAAATACAAAAATAAAAGCTGATTCCGTAAAAAACACAATGAATCTTTTTATGGCAAACAAACAGCTCGGTTTTGGTGTAAACCTCGAAGAGTTAAAGCGTATGACACCGCAGGAAGCGTATTTGTTCGGACAACAGGTTGCAGAAGCACTGCGCCAATTGGAAATTGAAAGATTAGCAAGATAATGGCAATTGATGAATTACTGGTAAAACTCGTATCAAAACTGGATGACAAAGGCTTTAAAGAGCTTGATAAGTTGGAAAAGAAAGCTGATAAGCAAACAAGAATTTTGTCTGCTTCTTTACGCAACATGTTTGTCGGGGTTATTGGAAACATCGGAGTTAAAGAAATTGTTGATGCGAGTGTAAAGCTGGACAGCTTAAAGACCTCGTTTGCGGCTCTTGCCGGTTCAGACGCAGGAGGATCCGAACAGTTAAAATACTTAAGAGAAGAAACTCAAAGGCTCGGTCAGGATTTTGTTACTGCTGCTGAGGCATATAAGAATCTGTTTTCTGCAGGCAGAGGTGCAGGCATGAACCCTGATGAGATACAACAAATATTTTCTTCTGTTCTGGAAGCAGGCACTGTTCTGGGGTCATCCCAGCAGCAAATGCAAGGTGCATTGATGGCACTAGAACAAATGATCTCCAAGGGTAAAGTGTCAATGGAAGAATTACGCCGTCAGCTTGGTAACGCCTTGCCCGGTGCAATGCAGATTGCGGCTCGTGCTATGCACACAACCTCAGAAGGTTTACAGGAGATGCTGGAAGCCGGATTGGATTCCCAAAAATTTGTAACAGCATTTGCAAATCAACTGCATTATGAATTTGGAGACAAGGCAGTTAATGCTTCACACACTTTAAGAGCTGAGTTGGCAAGACTTGAAAATGCTGTTTTTGATTTAAAGACCTCCTTTCTAGACGGAGATGCCGGTACAGACCTTGGCAAAGTTATTGTGCAAGTAACAAAAATATTGCAGAGTCCGGGGTTAAAACAATCATTAAATGTTGTTGGTAAATTAACAGTATTTCTGTTAAAAAACATCAGGCTTATTGCAGGAACAATAGTAATAATAGGCATTAGACGTTTGATATCAACATTGGCTTTGCTAAGGTTGGAATTGCTTACTACCACTTTTGCAGCGGGTTCGCTCGGTGCTGCTATGCAGCTGTTTGTCGGTGGTAATATAATAGCTGGTATAAGAGCAATAACAGCTGCCATGTGGGCAACTTTAAGACCAATTGCTCTTTGGGTTGCAGGACTTTTACTTGTAATAGAGCTAATCGATACATTAAGAGGTAAAAAAACAGCACTTGGTGAAATTGTGGAATCTACTCCCACAGTAAAAGAAGCAATAGGCAGTGAAAAATTTCAAAGAAAATGGGTTGATATAAAAAAGATTTTTGGATTCCAAAAAGAAGTGCCTGTATTGCAAGACAGCGGGATGTATAATAAAGACGGTAGCCTAAAGTCAAGAAATAATATTTCTATGCAATTAAATCAAGGTGCAATTCAAATAAACACACAAAGCACAGACCCGCAAGCAACTAGAGAGGCTGTAAAAACAGCAATGTTCGATGTATTTGAAGCTATACGAATCCGCAACGGTTACCCTCAGACAGAAGTAGTTTAGCTAAGATTTGTATAGCAAATTCAATTAGATAGCTTAAAACAGGGATTTATTTTATTTTAATTTTATGCTATAATAGAAAAGCATCGATGTTGTAAGTATTGTAAAATGAATGATAAATATCACATAGCTTTTAATACAAATTATGTTTCTTCCCTTACTGGAGCCTCTATTTCTCAATTAAATTCTTGGGACAGGGATAATATTGTTTCACCTAGTATCTTGAAATCTGAGGGGCGAGGTTCTATTCGTATGTATTCATTCAAAGATATAGTTGAAATAAGGACTGTTAAATATTTACGAGATAATCAGGTACCTCTTAAAGAAATAAAAAGGGCTATAGATTATTTGAGAAATTCTTTAAATTTTGATAAACCATTATCAGAACTTGTTTTGATAGCAAGCAATCATAATATACTTTGTACTCCACAGGGAAATATTAATGATATTACTTCACAATGGTTGGCTGCAAATAAATACGGACAACTTGTTATGTCTTTTATGGTTCCATTGGGTGCAATTACTAAAGATTTAGATGAAGCAATTACAAAATATACGAAAAGAATAGACGAGGCGGAAGAAGAAGAAAAGAATGGCACATTAATTCCTTTGTCTAATATTGAGGAAAAATTATTTGGGGTATCTGGTTCTAATAACAAAAAGCGTGGAAAGAGAAGACCTGCCTAAATTACAAAAATCAGGAGTTAATCTTAAACCATTGCAGAATATTTTCAAAAAGTTACAATCTAATCCCTATATAACATCTAAATCAAAAACAGGGGACTTGCAAAGTCATCGTGCAGTGAATTGGAATAATGGATATAGAGTGCTTTTTAAAATAGATGAAGAGAAAAAACAAGTTATAATAGTTGCCATAGATTCCCATGATAATGCATATAAAAAAGCAAAAAAGAGAAATAATTAAACAAACACTATGACATACGCAGCAATATATATTAAAAAAGACAATAAGGTTGTAAATCCTGTTGATGCTGTTCAATCAGCAGGCATAAAAGCAGAACTCTCGCAGGCTTTTAGCAATGCCAAAACTTCTTTGCAAAACTTTGATTTAAGTAAAATGGCACAGAATATAAATCTGCAAAGCGCAACCGAGTTTACACAAAAGTATGCGGTCGGTGCTTTGACTATGATTATCAACCAAAGACCCGTAACCAATCAAATGATGTTAGACAGCCTGTTTAACGGGCTTGCGCCTGCATTGAATCTTACTGCTGCTCAGGCAGGATTCAACAGCATTATGGAAATGAAATCCGCTATTGAGTCCGGGAATATAAATGTTGCTAACTTTATGCAAGGTTTGGAAAACGGACTTGATGTTGTAACAGGGACAATTACAGGCTCTCAAGATTACAGCAAATACGGAGAAGAAATCCCCATTGACCTTACAAGCAACATAACCAGAACATATATTGCAGAAACACCCGATAGACGTGTTCAAAGCGGACAAACATACAATGAATACGTGCACAATCTGCCTTTGGTATTACCTTTTTCAGGAATAGTAAAAGACGGTTTGAATTATACAGCAGATGAGTTTGCTGACAGGCTTGAAGAAATTATGTATTCAAAAGAGCCGTTTACTTTTCGTGCGGGTGAAAAGATATTTGAAAACTATGTTTTTACATCTTTTACACCGAAAAGAGAAACTGAAAACGGAGTACAGTTTGATGCGGAAATCAAATTTATGGAAGAGGGCGAGGTTGAATATGTAAAAGTGAACATAGCCCAACAATCAACTGCAAAGGGGACAGGTGCGGGCCTAAGAAAACAAGTAACAAACACAAAAAAAGGACAAAGCGTTAAAAACAACACATCACCTCAAAAATATGCAGGTGCTGTCGGATTTGTAAACAGTATTTTAGGCGGAGACGGTGTTACAGTTTTACCGTTGCTTAACAGTATCACAAACAATTTAAATTCTTACAAATAGTCAGTTTCAGGCGGGGTAGCTTCCGGCAACATATTTTTAAGCTTTTGATAGCAGCTGCCAAAATCGAACTCATAACCTTCAATATGTTTGAAAAATAACTCATATGATTCAGTTGTTATTTTTAAACAGTAGTCTTTATGCTCTTTGGTTCCTATCCCTGACATACCACCGACAACAGCACCTACAACACCAAAAACAAGCCCGCCGACTAACGCACGACCAACAACAGATTTGTCTTCTTCTGTAATTTGCTTTAAAATTTCAACATTTTTCATTCTTATCTGGTAGGTTTTACTCTCGATATCAAGCCAAACATCAGAGTCTTCAACTCTGATTTCACAAGGTTTGTTCTCCAAGCCCTCAACACCTTGAACAAACAAAAGCTTATAACCCTTTTTTTGCTCAAACGGATGAAAAATTGCATTTAATAGCATCAATACAAATATTATACAAACTGCAATAATCCAGGACATAAAACACACGCTTTCTAGTCATCTTCTTCTATATTTTGATTTTCATTTATATCAAAACTTCCATCTTCCGGATTATACCAATAACTTTCTGTAACATATTCAACCTGTTGATCTTCTTCATTTCTTACATGACTATGTTTTTTGTCAATTTTTACGGTATTATTTCCCGAAGCAATTCTGTTTTTTTCTATTAGTTTCCTTTTTATATTCAGATTTGATAATATTTCTAATGTTGCAGAATCAATTTTGTTTTCCCAATCAGGTTCTTTTGCAATCATTTTCAGCCCCTTGAGTAATTGCTTATTATTTTTACCAACGACATTTTTACCTTTTTTTAAATCATCAATCAACTCACGTGCATTAATCAATTTTTTATCTTCAATAGAATTTTGTGTGCCTTTTTTCTCGTCATTTTCGCGCTTAAGAAATTGTTGAATATTTTTTGTAATTCTATTAAAAAAATAACCTGATAAAAAGCCCAAAATTATGCATAATATACCTATTATTAAGACAAGCGCATATCTTATATCAATCATTTTTCCAACTTCCGATCTTGCGACCGTAGCGGTCGTATTCAGTTATTGAACCGTCGTTGTTCTTTTTGAAACTTCCTGTTTTTCTTCCGTATTTGTCTTTTTTTACAACATAGCCGTTTGACTGTTTTTCATAAGAACCGACTTTACGGCCGTATTTGTCCCGCTTTACCGCTGCACAACAGGGTAGGGCAAAACACATAATACAGAATATTACAATAAGTTTTTTCATCTCAACACCTTTATGTATTATAACATATCAATTCAATTATAAATTACTTTTAAGAAACAGAAATTAATATATTTTCCGCTATGAACACATTTACATTACCAGATATAAATACAAACCCTGATATAAGGGTGTCATATACTATTAACAATCAGTCGTATATGTTTCATTTCCAATGGTGCGATTCTTTTTGCCTGCTTGATATTTATATGATACAGGATAATGAAAATGTTTACATCGCAAAAGGCGAGCCTCTTGTACCGGGACGTAATCTGATAGCCCGCGCGGATATGCAGGGCAGTTTGATGCTGGTGAATAAATACGGACAAAACGCAGAACTGTTGCAAGAAAACTTTTCTACTGATTTTGTTTTGGTTTATATAGCGGATTTTGCGTAGGCTGACTGAACGAAGTGAAGGAACGCCGAAGTAATGAGGACAAAAACGAACGACAACGAAGTGAAGTGAGTACTTGTCCGAATGGAGCAATAATCCAAGACGCGGAGAACGAGTTAGATGGCGTATAATAAGTTAAAATTCAATATAATGCTGCAAGTTGCAGGTGCCGATCTTAGTATACAAGATCTGGATATAGATTTTGATGTATACAAAAACAATAAATCAGAAAACAATAAATCGACAATCACAATCTGGAACCTGAACGACACAACATATCAAAGATTGTTGGAAAAAACCTATGCAGTAGATTTGTACACCTGGTACGGCGATGACGAACCATCTTTAATGTTCAGAGGCTTTGTTGACAAAGATAAAACCTCAAAACGCAACATAAACGGCAGGATAAATACAGCAAAAGGCTTTTTGGAAAGCCCTGTAAGACAGGACATAAAAGGTTCTTTTGATATTCCTACAATAATTGAACTTGTGGACGGGCACGTTGCCTACACACAAACAAAAATAAACAAAGATTACCGAACCAAAGTAACCTCAACTCAAATTCTAAAAGACTGTATTGAGGCAATGGGTGTTGGAACTGCAAAATTCAGCGACAAGCTCCCTGTAAAAGAATATCCGACTTTTAAAGCCGTTGGTGCACCTCAAGCTGTTATGCAACAGGTTTGTAAACCTCTCGGTATAAAATTTAATATATCAAACGGGTTGATTCAGGTGGTTGCCCCTGATGAGGAATTTAACGGGGAGTTTGCTATACTTTTAAACCGTGAAAACTCAATGCGGCCCGACAGGGTAGGAGAAAATGAACTTGTTATATCAACAAGGCTTATTCCGTCTTTGAATCCTTATGACTGGGTACAATGTGATTTTAATGAGTTTTCGGGTGTTGAAAGTGTGCGTCAGGTGCATTCCAAAGGAAATAACTACGGTACACAGGGCTCTACGGAAATTATTATAGGCTTTGATAAATTAAAGAAAAAAACTAAACGCAAGAAAAAGAAAACAGAAAACTTATGAGAGATTGTAATGATTCTTTTAATGACATATTAGACGGCTTTTCCAATGCAACTCTTGTTGAAAAGCCTTGTAAGATTGTGAAAGTAAATTCGCAGTATTGCGTTGATGTTGAATATTATGACAACAACGAGCCTTACTACCTTTATAATGTGCCTGTAAAACATTTGCAGACACAAAGTGCTTTTGTTTTCTTGGGGCTAAAGGCAGGCGACTGCGGGACAGTAAGATTTTTTGATAACGATGTAACGGGTTACTATGCTGATGACGAGTATGTAAGCGATGAAACAAGAAGCCATGACATAAATGACAATTTGTTTTCTTTCGGGTTTTATCCGGCACTTTCACAGTATGTATTTCCTCATGGTGATGTGGTAATAGGCACGACCTCGGGAGCTGTTGTCAACCTGACAGCTGCAGGAATATCTATCAGCGGCGGTGATGTTTCTATAACCGGGAGCGGGAATATTACAATCTCAAGCAGCAGCGTCTCAATCGGAGCAGACACAACAATTGACGGTAAAAAGTTTTTGGAACACACACACTCAAACGGAAACCAGGGCAACCCGACAGGCGGGGTGATTTAAATGACGGATATATTGATGAAGAATAATCGTTTGCCAATGTACAACGGTGACTTTGTGCTGACAAATGCAACTGACGAGATTAAACAGCATATTGCTACGGCGCTAAATACGTTTTATACAGACTGGCTGCTTGATTTTACAAAAGGCATAGATTACGCCTATGGCCTAAGACATGAGGAATTTTTGCGCCACGATATCAAAAATCAGATTCTCGGAGTCGAAGGGGTTGTCGCGTTGTCTGCGTTTAGTATGAAGTTTGACAAAACAAACCGGAGCTGGCAAGTAACAGCAGCGGTAAAAACGATTTACGGAAAAGTTGAAATTAATGAATACATTCAGCAATGATTTTTGGGAAGGCCTGTGGCCCTGAACAAACACCAGGATAGAAGATAGTCAACCAAGATAAGGAAGCCTTGTAAAAAAAATGAAAATAGATGAAAAAGGAATAGTTCTTTCAACCTTAAACGATATTTTAGACGCTTATGAATTGCGATATCAAAGCAAATACGGCGCTGATTTTTATATAAAACCCGAGGGCGTAATTGACAATATTGCCCAGTCATCAGGCTTTATGGAGATGTCCTTGCAGGAACAGATTGCCTTTTTAGGCAAACAATTCGACCCTGAAACAGCAGAAGGAGTCTGGCAGGACAAGCTGTATGAAAGAATAAATCTTTACAGACTGGAGGCCCAATCCACAGTATTTACCAAAGGCATAATCGGAACACCGGGTTTTAGTGCGGAAGCAGGCTCTGTTACTATCCGTTTAGAGGCGACGGGTGATGAATTTGTCAACAGTGAGGCCTTTACCATAGAAGACTCGGGTACGGCAAATATCCGGTTTGAGTGCGTAATCACAGGTGTGATTCCGGTGAATGCTGCTGATACTTTTCAAATAGTTGAAGCACCAAACGAAATCACAGCAATATCTCAAGAAGATGCAACAGACATAGCCACAGGCAGAGAAAGAGAGTCTGATGACGAATTCAGGATACGTTATCGAACAGCAAAAGCAATAAACGCAAAGGCAACAAGAAATGCCAATATTGCAAACCTTTCCAAATATGTTGATAACATAGCATTTTTAAAGATTTTCGACAAAAAAACAGATTACACAATGGAAGCCGGTACGCTGCTTGTTATAGCAAAGCACAATACAACGGATGCAGCTTTTGCAAATGCAGTTTTTGAAAGCGTAACAGACGGAATTGACTTGTTAGGCGATGACACACAGGTGGTCAAAGACAGAGCGGGGCAGGACGTAACGATAAACTGGAAAAACGCTGACGAAATCCAAATTGATATAACAGGAACAATCAAAGTGCGTGACGGATATTACCCCAACACAGTAATAGCAAATGCAAAACAAAGCATATTAGCTTATATAGAAAAACGTGTGTTCGGGCTGGAATCGATAATTTATGCAACGGAATTTATTATTCCTGTGCTCCAAACCGACGGAGTAGAGGCAGTTATCGGCATTCAGATAAAAAAACACGATGACGAAGAGTTTACAGACAGCGTAAGCTTGAGCCGTGAAGAGGTTCCGGAGTTCGCTTTGGAGCGTATAAGTTTAACAGAGCAATAGCGATGATAAGTGAAAACGGCTGTGCCGCTGAGGCGCGGACAATGATTATAAAACGTCCGCCAAGGAAAGGACGCCTTATAAAAAAATGAAAACATTTAACTACCAGATTGAAGCATTGAAATACGTGCTTCCATATTTGCGCGCAAACGAGGATGTCGCTGTTGTGCTAAAAGCTATCGGGGACAGATTCAACAACTTGCAGACGGCAATAGTTTACTTGCTTGACACTCTTGATATCAGAAAAGCAAGAGGCACCTGGCTGGATTATGCCGGAGCAGAGGTCGGCGCTCAGCGTGATGAAATGGATTTTGGCGATTATTTTTGTGTCAACAGATTGCATATAAACGTCGCAAAAAGGTTTTATTTCCTGACATCAGGGCTGGATCCCGAAACACCCTTGAGCTTGAACGACGCAGAGTTTATACAAAAGATTTTTGCGTATATAGGTGCAAACTCCTCGTGCGGGACTCGAAACGAAATCATCGATATTGTAAAAACTATCACAAACGCACAAAAGGTAATTGTTCAAAAAACAGGCAGATGCGTTTTGAAAATAGATTTAACGGGCGATTCATTAATCATTACACAAAATACGGTTAATTATATTCAACAAATTATAGGCGACGGAATTTATTTAGAGGAGATAACATTAAATGGCAAAACCAACTGAACCTAATATTTCAATACCTCAAGGCTTTGCGAACGAAGGTCAAAAAACTGACTTTCTTGAAGAAAAAATACAAAAAGGCTTTGACCCTGTAGACCCTGATGTGCTGGCAGGGGACAACCTTAACAAATTTATTGACGATACATATAAAGGCTTGAATTATACAATTGACTCAGTTAATGACCTTTATAAAGGCGCTGTTTTGTATGATGTGAGAGAAAATTACTCAAGCACATCTATTGTATTTAATATCGAAGACGATGGTATATTTATATATAAATCTCTCACCGATGACAACCTTGGCAACCCACTGTCTGATGAGACAAAGTGGAAAAAAGTAGACCTGGGTGACGGCGGAAGCGGTACAGGAGGCGGATTCTCCCTCTTCGACGTGGTAGAAAAAGACCACATCTTGAGCTTTGAGGAGTCAATGGGCTTCGGGCTTTTAGGCACGTACGTGTACAAGGAACCTGTTACCGGTTCTCGCTACGGCTACCCTGATTTTTACAACGAGTGCGTGGCGCAAAAAAGCACAGAAGGCAACACTCTTTTGGCTTTGAAAAACAATGTTGAAGTAGTGGGCTCTCCTTTAGTAAACAACGGAGTGTTGAGCGGGTTTAGCACGAGCAACTATGTTAAACTGCCACAAATCTTTAACCCCGGTTCAAGCACTTGGGAAATAGTTATACCGTTTAGTGTAGACAATTTCGATACAGAACAAAGCATATTTATGAGTTGTATTGAAGGAAGCAACACAAACAGATATCTATTATTGGCTGTAGAGCCGAACACTGGTGAAATTAGATGTTATTACAACTATGAACAAACTAACTGGCAGACAACAGGTAGTTTTGGAGCTGAAAACACAATTTCTGCTGGTAAAAAATATTGGGTTAAAGTAGAGTACGACGGCACACACTTAAAGGGTTCTCTCTCCACTGATGGTGATGATTATACCTTATGTCTAAATGAGGAAATAGCGGTACCGGCTACAGCCTCTACTAATAATATAACTACTTTGGGCTTGTATGCAGCCAATGAAAAGACACTGCCCTTAAATGGCTCAATTGACCTTAAAGAGTGTTATATAAAAATTGATAATGAGTTATGGTGGAGCGGTGCAACTACAGCCACAAAGAACCCTAACGGACACATCTTCTACGACATTGCAGACAAAGCCACTGTTGATGAAATCTTTTCTCAACGCGGTGAGGCGTGGTTTTACGGCGTAGATACAGAAAATGAAAGAGTATTTTTACCCAGAGGCACACGTTCGCAGTACACTGTAAACACTGACGAAACAGGCGATTATGTAGAAGCCGGGCTGCCGAATATTGAAGGTACATTTTGGTCGTTACCTTCCCGCAATGGTAATTCAGGGGCGAATGGTGCATTTACTGTAACATCAAATAGCTCTTTTTGTGCTGACGGTAGCATTGACTCTAGGAGAGTATCATTTGACGCATCTCTTTCTAACCCCATCTACGGAAACTCCGACACAGTACAGCCTTATGCAACAAAGAAACTTTTGTACATTGTAGTAGGCAATGTAAAAGTGCAAAGTGCGGCTTCTGATGTTGTGGATGTTACTACAACTGAAAATGACACTGTGCCGTTGTTTACAGGACAGTATTTCAATTTCAAGCCGAACAACCCCAGCTGGCTCAAAGCCGGTGAACAACAAGACAGCGGAGGCATATACACTTCTTGCTATAACAAACTTGTACAAGCCTTAACCGATAATATCTGGGGAATAAAAGTAATAGACTCCGCTGCTATGGAAGAGGGTACAGACTACTCCGAGTATTGGATTGTTTATCAAGACGCAATGAGGTTTAGGACTCCGTTAACAGCCTGTAAGGAAATAATGCCCGGAAACGAAATAACCAGCAGCTTAGGCTTTTCTTCCAATCCCACAAATACAGTCGAATCATATACAGTCCCTTACAATGGATATATTACGATAATAGGGTATAAGACCTCTACATCTAATACTTTAACCGTGAAACTCAATGGCACAATCGTCAGCCAAACAAGAGCCCTGGCCTCAGGTTTGAGTAGTGAAAGTTACTTCTTTGCAAGAAAAGGAGATATTGTAACGGTAAGTACTGATTCTACAAGCACAGGATGGGTTATTGCAACGCAAACGATAACAAAAGCTACTGCAAACGGTGAACTCTACTTCAAAGCAGCTAACGCTGTAGAAAACCTAGAGATTCTAAATGTTGGCCAGGTAATGGAGGAATTATCAAACAAGGTTGATTTATCCCATACCAGCTGGGCGATTAATGCTTGTATGCCAGATTATAGCGCAGGCGTTTCAAAAACTATTGGAGATAATCACGTTGCACCAACGGATGGAGTTGTCAGCTTCTCTGGCTACAGTACAAGAAATATAGCAGCTATTTTCTATGTAAATGATGTCAAATTAACATATGCTGCACCAGAAGGTCAAATGGACACATCGAGTCAAATTCTTATACCAAAAGGCTCAACCTACCGTTTAACCACAGCTAACAACACTTATTCAAACTCATTTTTAACCTTCTACCCTCTAAAAGGAGCCAACTAATGATTAAATACGCAAAAGTAATAAACGAACAAACAGGCTTGTGCGAAGTAGGAATCGGCACAAACAGTAAATTCTACAAATCAATCGGCATGAAAGAGCAGGACGTCTTACAATCCGACATAGACGGCAAGTGGTATTTGTCAGACAAATGCCCGATGAAATCCAATGAAGACAAGCTTGCAGAAGCCAAGCAAGCAAAGCTCAACGAGGCAAGCAACAAAGCCTTTGAATATAGAGATAAAACCGGCACTGTTTCATTCAACGGCAGACCTGTGGCGCCTATTATGCCTATGACAGAGGGTGAAGAACCCCCAGCTACAATAACCGTTCACACAGAGCTTTTAAATCAAGATGATATGTTTCAGCGTGTCATAGGCTTCCAACAGGGCATTTTTACGCAAGACCAAATATACAACACAAAAGAGGATATCCCCGTCTACCTGAATGCGCAAGAAGCACAGGCCGTTTACTTCGCTATAGTTGCACGTGCTCAAAAACTGTGGGTACAAGACTATATGACATACAAATCAATGATTGAAGCGTGCACCACTGCTGAAGAAGTCAATGCAATTGTGATTGATTATGACAATGTACCTGTAATTCAAGAGCCAGAAGCACCTGAAGAACCAGCAGAAGAAACAACCGAGGATTCCTCGGATGTTGAGGAGGAAAATGAGAATAAACCCGACAAAACCACACCCGATACCGGTGTTCAAGAGGTTCAGGAAGACACTGCAGGAGAGACTGAATAATGGAAAAATTTATCGAATATGCGCCGTCAATCATAGTTGTGATAGCTTTTGCAGCAGCTTACAAAGTCTTTGCAACACCAAAACAGCTTGCAGAACTTAAATCACAGCTGATTGAATACATTTCAGAACACTATGTATCTGAAAAATCTTGTGATAGCTGCACAAAACACATTGACGGAACATTAAAAACGGTTACGGAATCAATTCAGAAGCTCGATGAGAAACTCGATATGAAAATTGATAAAGTCACCGAACTAATAGAAAGACGTATTGAACAGGCGGAGAGAGGTCATTGATGAACAAAATAATCATCCACTGGACAGCCGGAACCTATCAACCAAACACAACAGACCTTGAACACTACCACTTTTTAATTGACGGTGAAGGTAAAAAACACAATGGAAAATTCAAACCCGAAGATAACGAAAATTGCAACGATGGCAAATATGCTGCACACACAGGAGGTGGCAATACAGGCGCAATCGGCGTCAGTATGTGCGCTATGGCTGGCTTCAACTCTGCTGCTTCTTGTGGCAACTATCCTATAACACCCGTTCAACTTGAGGCGTGTTTCAAGCTCTGTGCCGAGCTTTGCAAAAAATACAACATACCCGTTGAAAACGTTTGGACACACTACGAGTTTGGAATAAACCACCCCGACACTACCTCTCACGGAAAGATAGACATTATCTATCTGCCCCCGTACCCTCTCGTAAAACGCAACGAAGTCGGCGGGTTTATAAGAAGCAAAATCAGATGGTATTTGAACAAGTTATAAAAGAAAGAGGCTTGTAGACAGACAATGACAATTGAAATAAAATAATTTCAGGGTAAGTACCTCGAACCTCCACGACACACGCATTTACTAAGAAAGCGGTCGAAAGGAGGTGGTAAATATGAGCTTATTGCTTTTTCAACTTTTTGATTTACTAGTCAAAAAGTATAAAGAAAAAGCCCCAGAGCTGGAACTCTTGGAGCTTTTTCTAAAGTCTTAAGCTTATAGGGTACTAAGTGAAGTCCTAAGGAAGTAGCTTTCTTTAGGGCTTCCCCCTACATGAATATTATTTACTCCAATCCCTTGTTTGTCAAGCCTTGCAAAATTAGAAAGGCGGAAAAATGGACGAAAAAATGAAAAAAGCATTACTTGACTGCTGCGAAAGAAACTGCAAAGTGATTTCACCAGATGTTGTAGCATTCGCAAAAGACCTTGTAAACACAGCTATTTTAACCTCTGAAAACAAAATTGATGATATGTTTACACCAATCATCAACAAAGGTTTTGAGGTTCTTGATGAATATCTCTTAAAACAGATTGATAAAATAGACGGAGCAACAGCATAATGTTTGATGTCCCAAAAGCTGTTGAGTCTGTATCAAACGCAATAAAAGGCATATTTGACTACGCCTCAACATCCAAAGAACACCAGTCCGAAACGCAGGTTATCAAAGATAAAAAGAGGCTAAAGAAAGCCACAGATATTGCAGAAAAAATCATCAGTCTTGTTTATAAATATCTTGATTGCTTCGATGAAAAGGACAGAAAAAAGTTTATAAAACTGCACGATGATTTTAAAGATAACAACTAAAAAAGGCCCTCTGCTGTTGAGTAGAGGGCCTTTTTTCTATCTTTTCAAAATTATATAAAATTCTTGGACATTTTTTGGACAATTTATAAAAAAGAAACTATAAAACTGTCCGATAGAACATATCATTTTATGAGAATTTACAATGTAAAAAAGCTGAAAACTTAAGTATTTTCTCAATTTTTCCTATAAACTCTTGTAAAATAATCCCGGAGCACTCCCCTTTTAAGGGATAGGTCCCGCGTTCGAATCGCGGGTGACGCATTTTTTTATTGCCCTTTTTTCAGGGGGTTATGTGTTTTGCAATTTTAGTCTTGGCACGGAAATAATATTCTTGGACACTTCTTGGACACTTTTTTTAATTTCTTGTTTTGTTATGATTTTTCTTATCCGTTCACTATTCAGGTTTATTACTTCTTGTGTACGTTTTACACCCTGGTTTAGATAGTTGTTCAGCACTACATTTGTTGTATTTCCGAGTACATCTTTTATTGTTGATGCTTCCACTCCGTTTTGTTCGAGATTGGCTGCAGTTGTATGTCTGAATATGTGGTATCCTACTCCGAGTTTTTTAACCCCGGCTTTTTTTAAAATATTATTCAATTTTTTATAGCGATTGGTATATTTTGTACCTGTTTTGGGATTTGTAAAAACATACTCCGAGAGTCTTGGAAGGTGGTACAACGCTTCTTGCAATTCTTTTGACAAGGGCAAGCGCAAATCTTTTCCATTTTTCCGTTCAAGAAAATCAACGTAACCGTATTGAAATAAATTTGATGATTCAAGATGTACATTAGACCATAGGAGATTGTGTACTTCGCTTTTTCTAGGGCCCACTATATCCAGTAATAGAATCATCACATAAAAGCAAAAATCCTCTTTTGCTTCTTTAAAAATCAAGGATTCCTGTTGCGGTGTAATCGGTTTTTTGGGGCTATTCACCACTTTTAACTGCTCGCCAAGATCGTCGCAAGGATTTTCGTCAATGACTTTCAATATTTTTTTCATATAACTGAACAAACCTTTTATGCTATTCATTTCACGGTTGATTGTTGAGTTAGAAACGTATCGGCCTGTCCACTTTTCGCCTTCTTTTGTACGATAGATAACTTTATCCTTTTGGCGTTTACTCATATATCTTATAAAATCAATTGTTTCAATATCTGAAACCTTGATTTGTGCACAGGCAATGTCAAAGTTACCTTTATAGTAGTATTCTGCCAAAAAGTTAATAAAATACATACAATATTTTTCTATCAAATCTGTTCTGCTTTTTTCCAGGATTTTACAGTATTGGATATATTCTTTTAAGCAATCATATAAAAGTGCCGTATTTTTGTGCAAATAAACATCACAAACAGGGCCGCCATTTACAATGTATTGAGACATTGCAAGTTTGGCTTCCTCTTTATCTTGTGCATTTCTGATTGATCCGTCTTCAAGTCTTATTTTGGCAGTAATGTGAGGGCGTGATTTTTCACCTGTTTTTGGATTTTTAAAGGTGAATCTCAATTCGTAATTTTTTGTGTCAGTATTAAAATAGATACCTTTATCAACTCTTTTTAACATTTTTCTTCCTCATGCTGCATCTATAGCTTTTTTGTGCATATCAAAATACCATTTAAAAAATTTAAACTTGTTCCATTTATAATGTTCTTTTTTGTTTATTTTAGGTTCATAGAGCCCGTCAAACTCGCCGTTATCAATTTTTTTGCGAAGATTTGAAGTTGACGAGATATTGAGCTCTTTCATGATATCTTTATTGTCCAGATAAATTTTGTTCTCGTATTGTTTTAGTTTGTTTTGAATTTTTTCTCTCAACTCTTCTTCAAATATTTTATTAATATCCATGGCTTACCTCCAATTTTTAAAATAACTTCATGACTTTTTGTAACAAAAAGCGGGCTGTTTATACCCGCTTGAGATGCTAATCTATCCAGTTTTGCATATTTTTTGTTGATTTCTTTTTTAATATCCCGGATATAAAAGCTTGTGTGTTGATTCTTCTTGATACTGTTGCCATTATTCTTCTCCTTTCGCCTTGCGGATGGTTTTGTAACTATAAATTTCTTTAAATTCATCTTTTGTGATTTTTTGTAAGAAATCCATTAATTTATCTGAAAGTGGCATTTTTTGTATAAAGCGACCTTCAATAAAACAATCTTTTTCTAAAAATTGACTATAAAACATAATCTTTTTTTCAATATTTATCATTGTTTGGATATGGATATCGTTAGGCTCATTTTTGGAAACTAGCGAAATAAAACTATTATTTTTTGTGTTTAATTTATAAAATTCAATTTCAACCTGCAAACTCATTAGTAAATTCCCGATTCTTTGTTTTGCTTCATTTTCAGTGACTTTTTTCCTTAGTATTTTTTGAAAGTTATAAACTCTTGTCATTCTTCTCCTTTCGCCTTGCGGATGATGTCGAGGATATCATCGCAAATAACCAGAGTTGAACCTGCGTACTTAATGTGTGTTTTATCTAATGTTACAATCTTCTCAATCTCATCAAGGGCTTGCTTGTAACGGCTATTTTCAATCATTATCTGTTCGTTAGTTGTCATTGTTTACCTCCTTTATTTCAACTCTTGGATCAAGGAAATAATATCCGCTGCCGCTGTTTATAAATTTGTTCATAAAGCACCAAATGACAGCTTGGATTTCAAAGGGATAGCGTTTTACTAAGCTTTTTGAATCCCCGTTTGATGATGTCAACCATATCTCGTAATTCTTCATTACAACTCGCTTTCTAGCCATTGTTTAAAACATTCATAAGATATACAGTATTTAGTCCTCTTACAAAATCCTCTCTAATCACTTAAAAAATTATCAATAGCTTCTGAAATATTATCTAAGGTCTTTCCCGCTTCTCTGGGGATTTTTTCTGTTATTATTTCAGGAACATCTTCAAAAACTATTTTTCCTACAAATTCAAAAATATCCATTATTCCTCCAAAATCCTCTTTACTTCTGCTTTGTCGAGTTTGTTAACTTTTAAAAGCTCAAAAATAACAATGGCAATAAGGTCTTCAAAGCTTTTTTTAGACACGTAGAACCTTCCATAGAAACCTGCCATCTGTGTTACCTGTAATGCGTAAATATCATAAGGTTGTGTATAATGAAAACCTAAGGGTATCTCTCCTATCAGCTTAATCAGCTCCAGCTGCTTGGCGGGGGTGAAGGGTGGGTATTTCTTGTCCCAAAAATCAGATTTTTTAAAATCTTCAAAATTTTCAGGGATACTTTCCGCCTCTTCATCCTCCATCCAATAATCTGAACATTGCAAATGAAATCCCCAATTCTCCCATAGTTTTTTCACCGTTTTTTCTGAAACTTCCTGGAAGTTACAATCAAGGTCTCCTACATTTACTTCCATATAGAACCTTGGTTTCACTCCCGCCACTTTCATCATTTGTTCTATGTGGTTAGTCATTTTTAGCCTCAATTCTTAAATCCTTACAAAATGTTCTTTTTTGAGTTTGAAATGGGTTATTAAAATCGCGGATAGAAACGTCAAACATTGGAGATTGTAAATTCTCTGTCGCTAAATCTTTATCCACTACATATAATCGCCCTTCGTAAATTTTTTTGTCATCACAAAAAACACTGCCTACTGATTTATCGAATCTTTTGTCAATCTTAAAATTCACTATTATCAACAAAAATGGACTAATGACAATTAGCAAAAAAATAATAATTACATCTTTACCCATACACCCACTCTGCCTCTCTGATTGATAGTTCTTTAGCCATCCTACACCCCGCTATTAATCATCTTAATAAGACGTTCTTTGCCTATGCGCTCAATGGCTTTATCTTTGAAGGTAGGGTCTAAACAATAGATTGTGCCTTGATTTTGATGGACTTCAACATAAGAGCTTGATAACTCATTAATAGTTCTACTGATATAAAGGTAGTATTTGTCTTGTATGCGGTTATTCCAATCCACAGCCACATCGCCATTCAATTCTTCCGCTAACGCTCTTAGCTCTGCTTTTGTTTTGAGGTTTTCAGACTGTTCTTTGGCTTCTTGTTCGGTTTTAAAGCAGTTGCCTTGAGAATATAGATATTGGTCTTCAAAGCAATTTTCCCACTTCAATTCGCCTACATGGCCAAATAAGCCTACATAATAATACTCTTCACCACAATCAGGCTTCCACCTCTTGCCTTTCTTCTCGTTTTTCAGCTTCTCAATTTCTTTGCCGAGTTCTTCGTATTTTTGTTCTAGTTCTTGTAATTTCATTTTTGTCGTCCCTTATCGTTTTCATCATTAATACTCGTTTTATTAGTTTGTAAATCTTCGTTTCTTCCTGTTAGCCAGCTTGTGTAAAGCAATTAAGTCTTTTTCTGTCACATTTTTATAAATTTTTTCTGTACCCCTTTTAACGGTTTCAATGTGTGAAAAGCCGTAACCGCAAAGGTACATATCAATAGTCTTGTCAGTAACTCCGAGAATCTTCACCAGATGCTTTGCCGACAAGTCCTTCACCTGACCTGTGTTCATAAACTCCATTTCTCCATTTTTTTCTGCTAAATAAAAGCTGCCACCACTTTAAACCTCTATAGCCTTTGCAATTGTGAATAGTCTTCGCGATATCCTCATTCATTGACTGCATTTTTCAAGCCCTCAAACTTGTACTCAATATAGCGCTTTGTTACGTTAACCACGTTGCCTTTTGAGTCAACAAGCTTTTTTGACTTCATTTTAGATTCTTCTGTGACTTTGGCAATCTTTTTAAAATCCCGCAAAACGCTGTAAGGACAGTTGCAGTTTGTGACCTTAACAATGTCCTTGTGGGTAAAGTACACGTGATTTTTCACCCAGTCTAAAAGCAACAGGTGATACGGTTTGTAAATTTCCATAATCCGATACTCCTCATTTCTCTTCTTTTCGTTGTTTCAATAGGTCTGTATATTTCATTCCTTTTTCTTTTAGCTGTTTACATAAACTTACCCACTCTTCGAAGTCTGTTTTTAAAACCTGTGAAGCAAGGTAGGGTTCAACGCGTATCCCTTCTAAAACTAACAAATCATATACACAGCGGTGTACTCCATTGCTGGGGTTGAGTTCATTTTTATACTGCCAGTAAAGGAAGTTAGGAATAAATATTTTATTGTCTGACAGGAACATAAACTTTGTCGCAAAATTTTCTTGAATCTCTTTGAGAGTGTTTTTTCCTTTTGTGTGCCAGTTTACACTTTCTATATCAAGCTCCAAAATACCTGCGTGGTCGCATTTGCACAGGCAATAATCAAACACGCATTTTAAATCAGGTGCTAAGTTTCTGAACCATGAATCATCATATTTATTGCTGTCGTAAAATCTTTTTGCCATAAATTTTTCCTTGTAAAAAAAGGGGGCGTACTGCATCATAAAACGCCCCTCGGATATATACTTCAATTTATAGAATGTTTTTAAAATAGATTAGTTTCTGCCTGTTCTTCTTTTGGCTTTTCTTTTTTGGCCGAGAGATTAACAGCCCATCCGGGCGAGTTTTCGTTTTTCCTTTCTTCCTGCGGTATTCTCCACAGATTTACAAAACAATTTTTTAAAAACGGATATTTCTCAAGAATGACCTCATCCAGTGCTACTGAAATGTAAGTCTGTCCGTCATCTGATGTTTTTGTCCAAGCGTTACCTATTTTCATTTAATTTCCTCCGTACTTGTGTTTAGTAGCTTCTGCAATCTCCCCCGAGAGATTGTATTTAATAACCGATTGAATACCTGATATATGCGCCTGATAAGCTTTTAAAACCTCTTCAAGCCCTTTATACAAAGCCTGTGAACCATGAAACTGTTTTATGAGCATTGCTGCCTCATCTTTAAATTGTGTTTCTAATAATTTTGGTATTTTGTTATCAAACGAAGCCTTATCGCCTGCAAGCGAGGCTTTGTGTATCAATGTGATTAAACCGTTTAGTGCTTGTGAATAATCAGCTCTGGCTTTTTTGTATTCAAAAGCCAGCTCTTTGAGTTCCTTTGCTGTTTTAATCAATTCTGTGCTGTAATCCTCTATGCTCATTAACTAATCTCCGTTATGGCTTTTCTGCGTGCGTTTATTGCTTTAATAAAATTACTTCGGCTAGAGACTTTGTTTATATATTGGTTAGAATAATCAGTTATCTCTTTTACGGTGTTCAAAGAATCAATGCCGGCAATAATGTCAAAATCATCATTGTTGGAGGGTTGCATTTCTTCTATTTTGTCTGTACCAACTAACGGGTCTAATGTTTCAGCTTCAACTATTTCAAGCGCATTCAAATACAAGTATCTTTTAAGATATGTGTGAACAGCCCCCAAGGATTGGACTTCTGTACAGCCTTTAAGCTGTGCGCTGGCAGTTGGTGTTTCAAAAGTTACAGTAGACTCTGATTCCGTATCGGTTATAGCCAGTTGTGCTTTATCAATGAACAAATTAAATACAGAACATAGTCCAAGTTCTTCAAATATTTTGTTAACTTCCGGCATAAAATCGCCCAGTTCAAAGTATGTGAAACCGCTATAGCTGTTTTTTCCGCTCTTTTTTAATTGTTTGCTCTGCAACAGAACACGTGCTTTAGAAAGCTTTTCATAAATATTCATCGTCTATGCTCCTAATTTAAACTCAAATACTTCTGATTCTTTTGTAATGTAGTATTTTTCAAATAAGGAAGGGTGCTCTTCTTTAAAAAGCGACTGGTCAAAAGCTGTACGCTGTTTTGTTTTTAAATAAAAATGACAGTGCCCGAGATTCATTTCATTGACATTGTTTTCTTTTAAAACGCCGATAAGCTTTATATCAAGCTGCTCTTTTTTCTTTTCAAGCTGCTTTAATTCGAACTTGTATCTTGCAATAGCATCTTTCAGCTCAATCATTTCATCTGTAAGCGTTGTTAACTCATTCGTCATATTTACTTCTCCTGTTGTATTCGTCTTTTACAGCCTGAATCATCTTTCCGTTTCGCGTTTCTACTGCGTCGCGCAAAATTTGAATTAACTCAAGCGGAGTCATCTCTGTTAGTTTCATTGTGTTTATCCCTTAAATTCCTGTGTGCAATAATTTTCAACCCTTCAAACATTTTGTTTTTGCATATGTCAGAGTCTTTTACAAAAAAACAATCACCTATACCACTAGCTGCACAATATAAACACAGGTCATTTTCAATCATTGCACCAGCTGCTATATCCAGCATTTCTAAAAGCATTTCGTTTTCTGTCAACTGTTCACTGACACTCATTATGCCCTCCTTATCAAATCGTATTTTTGGTTTAGATTTCCATTCTTGTATACTTCACGCATAAACTGTGCTGTTTTTTCCTTCGCTGTAAAAGGGTCTTGGGCTGCAAAATTTTGATAAGCAACAATTCCAATTTTTTTTAATTTGCATTGTGTAAACAAGTCAATTTTCTTATTTCTTTTTTGTACAAGCTCAAGAATTGCAAATGGAGATAAAAAGACAAAGAAACCAAGCAAAATAATTGATTGAAGAAGGTAATCTTCAAGAATAAATGTATCCATTTTCTTTCTCCTTTTCTTTATCTTTATCTTTATCTTTTTCTTTATCCTTATCTTTTTCTTTATCCCCGCCCCCGCCCCGTCGCCGCCCCGTCAAAAGGTAACGTCCAAGATTAGGATTATTGGGTTAAAAACCTTTATTAGCGGGCTGTCACAACGATTCTTGCTCCTCGCGTTAAACGTGCCTTCGCTTCTTCACCTGCGTGAAGGCGCTACGCACTCCGCTGCGGTGCGCTGCGCAGCCCTGAAATAAAAGTTTTTAATGCCTTCCTTGCTGCATTCTGCCCGCCGCTGTACGAGATTTACGGGTCAGTGCCTTTTGATTTTTATACCGCTGAAATGCAAATCATCAGTCCGGTGATTTTAGACTCGCGGGTTGTCTCCCTGCGCCGATTGCTCGGAAATTGTGCTTGTAAGTTAATGAAATTTTTGTAGACCAAATTTTCATTGCAAAATAAAGGCACTATAAGTAAGCACCTTGCCTTCGCAGATGTTTTAAGTTAAAATTGTTTGGTAAACAATAAACAATGTATTCTTACTGATGTTAATGTACATTATATAATGAACATTGTCAAGCGGTATTTTTACATTACTTCATGTTTTATTGAAAAAATAGTATAAATCATGTAGATTGTAGGTATGTTAATGGCACTTTTAAAAGATGAATTAAAATCATATATTGTAAAAGCTGGATTTTCTATGAGAAAGCTCGCAGACCAATTAACACAAAAAACTGGTAAATCAGTAACTGTACAAAATATTAGTAATAAATTCTCTAAAGAAACTATCCGATACAAAGAAGTCTTAGAAATTGCCGACGTCCTCGGCTACGAGATTATTTGGAAAGA